TTTGCAAGGTCGGGCAAACCTACAGGGATTAGAATATATTAAGATCATGGTATTATTGAGGCAAAACTGTGTATAGCTCACTAAATATTTACAACCAGCCTGTAACAGTAGCTCCTACAACAGTTGTCAGTCCAAATGCGGCCTATCAACGCATGGCTCAGTTCTGGGATTTGATAGCAGATTTGAAGGAAGGCACATACAAGATTAGATCAGAACATAGAAAATACTTGCCTCAGTTAGAAAGAGAAGTAGATGATAGCTATGATCGCAGACTTGCAAGGTCAACAGTAGTCCCATATCTCCAAAGAATCGAGAAAATGTTGTCAGGTATGCTGGTCAGAAAGCCAGTCAGACTTGATGATGTATCTGATCTGGTAAGAGAACAGCTATTTGACGTAGATCTTGAAGGTAATGACTTGAACATCTGGTTATATCAGACAGCAAGAACAGTCATATCATTTGGCCATTGTGGTGTTTTGGTAGATGCACCAAAGGAAGGAGAAAAAGCAAGGCCATACTGGGTGACATATAAGCCATCAGATATATTAGGCTGGAGGACTGAGATCATAGATGGTGCAAGGGTACTCACACAGGTGCGTCTATTGGAAAAGGTTGTTGAGCCAGATGGAGCATATGGTGAGAAGAATATTACACAGGTCAGAGTGTTAGAACGTGGCAGATATGAGATCCACAGAAAAGACGATAAGAAGGGCGAATATAAATTGTTTGAAGAGGGTGAAATGAGCCTCAAAGACAAGATTCCTTTTGCTGTTGCCTATTCCAACAGAGTTGGATTTTATGAAAGCCGCAGTCCTTTATATGACATTGCAGAACTAAACCTCAAGCATTATCAGATCCAATCTGACTTGGACAACATATTGCACATCAGTTCTGTTCCATTGCTTGCAGTCTTTGGCTATCCAAACGCAGATGAGATAACAACAGGCCCCAGTGAGGCACTAGCCTTGCCACCTGAGTCACGCATGGAATATATCAGCCCATCAGGAGACAGCTATGACAGCCAGTTCAAAAGACTTGATGATATTAAAGAACAGATCAATACTTTATCGCTGGCCGCAGTCTTGGGTCAGAAGTTAGTAGGAGAGACAGCAGAGGCCAAGAGGATAGATAGATCGCAGAATGACAGCACAATGATGGTTGTTGCACAGCAGATGCAAGACTTGATTGATAACTGCCTCAAGTTTCACAGCGAATATCTCAATGAGCCTAACGCTGGAAGCAGCTTTGTGAACAGAGACTTTGTATCTACAAGACTTGAGCCACAAGAGATCCAGTCATTACTTGCATTGTTTACATCTGGCACTATCAGTCAGGAAACATTATTAAATCAGCTATCGGCTGGAGAGATTCTTGGTGATGACTTTGATGTTGAAGATGAAATCGAAATTACACAGAACGGAGGATTGACAGAAAGGGAGGAACCAGATGCCCCAGCGGAGGAGCCAGCGGACACAGAGGACGAATGATAAATGTCCACTCCAGAGATTTTCTATAGAGAAATCATTGATCTGAATAGATATTCATACGCTGTTGCAGAAAAATATGTTATTACTTACAACGAAATAATCCTCAATGCAGCAAAACAACTGAGGTCTATAGATCAAAGACAGGTTGCAGAGATAGCAAAAGGCGGCACAAGAATAATTGCACCAGTTACCAGAAAAAGACTAAGAGCCATAATTAAACAATCAAGTGATAGCTTGAATACATGGTGGGCTAGATCAGCCCTTGATATGAAAGATGAGTTGCAGGGAGTGGTGGAACTACAGAGAGATTTTGTTGTCAATGAACTCAAAAACATTACAGCATCTGGTGATGTTCCTATAAATAGTGTCGCCATCAGTAAGGATTACGCAGATTCAGTGATAATGACTGATCCATCAAAGGTCAATATATTTACCAGCAGAAAGTTCACAGAAGATGATTTTGTTAAGTTTGGATCTGGTAAATTTAGCCTTACATCTTTGCAGGGAGCAACAATAAAGCTTCCAAATGGTCAAACAGTACAGAAAGCATTTAGGGGTATAGCAGAGTCCTCAGCAGAAAGATTAGATTTGGCAGTCAGGTCAGGAGTCTTTGCTGGTGAGACATTACAGCAGATCAGTAGGAGATTAGTTGGCAGACTTGATTTTGATGACTTGCAGAAAGCTAGTGTCAGACAAATGGCTCAGGCTGGTGGTGAATTAACAAAGCTGGCTAATCATCAGATTCAGACTATCGTTAGAACATCTGTTAATCAGGTAACAAATCAAGCATCACAGGCTGTTTATGCAGCAAATAAAAAGGTTGCCCCAAAATATGAATATGTTGCAACGCTGGACTCTCGAACAAGTGCTATATGTCAGCGACTTGATGGACAAACATTTGACTACAATAATGGCCCAACACCACCGCAACACTTTAATTGTCGATCTACTACTGTCCCTGTTGTGGACTTTGATGGTTTACAAAAAAAATATCCTAGCCTTGAAAAGCCACCGAATGTTGTTGGAAGATTTAGACCATCATCAACTGGCCGAGTACCGCAAGGGACAGCATACGGAGACTGGTTGCTAAAACAAGACAAAGACCTACAGATCAAAACTCTAGGCAATACAGCAAAAGTAAATTATTTCAAAAAATTAGCTACTAGAGAAGGATCTGGTCAAAAGGCTTTAAGAAAAATGATCCGCAATGACGGAACAAAGCGTAGTCTTAAAGATTTGCAAAGGCTATACGGCAAGGTCAGTACAATAGTTCCAAAGCCAAAAGCTGTGGCTGAAACTACTACAGCAGTCAAGTCTATGGCCAACACAAAGGTTGTAGAGGGATCATGGGGAGTTACTACAGATTACAAAGAGGCGATTAGAAGGGGTGAATCAATGACTAAGGGCAGATTTGAAAAAGCTAATAAATTATCAAAACAATATAAAAAAGCCTTTGACGAATATGAGGCAGCTTCAGAAAATTATTTTACTTATAGCTGGCAAAAGACCTATGGAACACCTACCAGATTGAAAAAAGCTGGACTGACTAGAAGTGAGGCTATTGATATTTATTACAAGGAAAGAAAAATAAGGCGGTCAAAATGGCTGGAAACAAGACAGGCTTTTAGAAAAATAGAAGTTGAAGGGTCAAAAGAAATGGCAATTCTTAGAAAAGAGCTACTTGATACAAATGTGACAAATGCAGAAATAAAAGAAACACTTGATAAGCTTCCATTTAAAAACAAAACAAAAGCACTACAGGCCAAAGTTCGTGAGCAAGTAGAGGAGTTTACTAAAATGTTCAATGGTGGAGGAGTCACTGTCAATCCAAACTATTCAGTCAGGGACGGTAAGATTTCAAAGGTTAAGCTAGGAACAAGTAGAGCAAACAATAATTATCTTGGTGAAATATTAGTTCCTTTTGAAGATCCAGAGCTAGGTTATATGAGTTTAAGTTCTAAGCAAACAGTATTTCATGAAATAGGACACTCACTTGAAAAGGTCAGAAAAGAAAACCTTGACATGGCGGTAGGATTTAGAACTTCAAAAATTACAAGTAATATTCCAACAAAATCACCTAAACAAGTAAAAAAAGCATGGACTTTATCAGAGAGTGTTTTGCCTGATGAATTTATTTCACCTTATGCTGGCAGACCATATCAAAAATATGATCGAACCTTGAACAAAACTGTAGATACTGCAACTGAGATTGTAAGCATGGGTGTTGAACACTTTGCAGATCCAGAGTTGATGTTTAGACTTTATACAATCGACCCAGATCATTTTCACATGATCCTTTCAATGACTAGGAACACATACTGATGGCTATAAAAATTGAAGTTAAGTTTGGTGAAGAGACAGCTTTTGCCACAATGGTAAGTTCACCTGATACTGTTATCTGGACAGGCAATCAAGAACTAATTGAAGATGCTGAGTTCTCTTTAAACTACAGTTATGGGGCGGCTGGACATAATTATATGAGTGGCAACCAAACAACAGCTTTAGATGTAGCAACAGCTTTGACTCATAGGTATGGTTCAGAAAATATCAATGTTATTGAAGGTGTTGAGGTTTTAGAGAAAGAAGAGAAAGAACTTAATAATATAGAAAAAACAGGTCAAACATAATGCCACTAAAAAAAGGAAAGTCACAGAAGTCTATCTCTGCCAATATCAGGCTTTTGATGAGAGAAGGCCGTACATTAAAGCAAGCTCAGGCTATAGCACTATCTACCGCTGGCAAAAAAAAGACAGCTAAAAAACGCAAAAGGAAGTAATATAAAAACAGATACTTTTAAACATCATGGCTCCAATGGGGAAAGGGACTTATGGTTCTAAGGTCGGCAGACCACCAAAAAAGAAAAAAGTTAAGAAAGGCGGTAAAAAATAATGGGTTACGTTTTTAAAGTACAAGGTGAAGAAGAAACCAAAAAAACAAAAACCGCTACTAAAGCTAAAAAAGCTAAAAAGTAATGGCAAAGGTAAACAAGCCAACAAACGCAAAGCTTTATGCACGTGTAAAAGCTGCGGCTAAAGCAAAATTTGCTGTTTATCCGTCTGCTTATGCCAACGCATGGCTTGTGCGAGAGTACAAAAAACGTGGCGGTACTTATTCAGTTGTCAACAAACCCAAAACAAAAAAAGGTGGCAAAAAAAAGTAGATCAAAAAAAGCAAGCGGTGGCCTCACTCGTTGGTTTAAAGAGGAATGGGTTGACGTAAAAACTGGAAAGCCTTGTGGCCGCAGCAAAGGAGAAAAAAGGGACGGGTATCCAGCTTGCAGACCAAAAAAAAGAGTAAGCAGTAAAACACCAAAAACTGTTGGAGAAATGTCACCAGCAGAAAAAGCAAAGTTTAAAAGGGAAAAGAAAAGTAGTGTAAAAATAAAATATCAGCATAGACGTAAAAAAACTACAAAGAGCAAAAAGAAATGAAAAAGAAAAAACCAGTTAGGCTTCGTAAAGAACATAAAAGTAAAACAGGAGGTCTTACAAAAAAAGGCAGGGATAAAATTAATAGAGAAACTGGAAGCAATCTAAAAGCACCAGTTACAAAAACAAAAAATCTTACAAAATCTGAAAAAGCAAGAAAAAAATCTTTTTGTGCAAGAATGTCGGGTGTTAAAGGGCCAACAAGTAAAGGAGGTAAACTTACAAGAAAAGGTTTGGCACTTAAAAAATGGAACTGTAACTAATACTGGTATTCCTCAGTGACAAAATAATATGTAATTGATATGCTAATTATTAATTATTGTTAAAATTTATTTATGGCAGACGAAGTAATTAAGCCTGATAACTCAGCTGAAATGGCTGCATTGAAGGCAGAAGTTGAAAGACTAAGAAAATCTAATTCTGAAATATTAGATGATTACAAGAAAGCTAAAGAAGCTGCAAAAGCTGTTCCACAAGA